GTCACTGACACTGAAGAAGGCGGGCTTAATCCGAAGCAGGTGATCTGATGGCCGACCGTGAGTTCTCCTCACTCATTCCTCGCGTGAGTGTAAGCGTACCGGGTTGCCCGAACCCACTGATCGAGAGTGCTATTCGCAATGCGGCGATCCGCACATGTGAGCGCACGTTATATTGGCGACACGCAGAGCCTCCGTATGATCTGACCCCAGCGGTGCACCAGTACTTCTACCGGAAACCGGTGAATGCTGATGTTCATGCTGTGTTCGACGCGGCTGTCAATGGCTCCCCGCTGGACCGTATTACTCTGGAGGATGCGCTTCTCCGGTACCCCGCATGGGCAGACCTCTACAGCGGTGTACCCTACGAGGAACTGTGGACTGCGACAGGGGGGTTCAACGGCGACGAGTTCAATACCAACACCTTCAACGGTGGCTCGACGTTTACTGTCACCGAAGAGGCGCTGGCTAAAACCAGTGATCCCCGGGTATTTACGCAGCTATCGCCGGATAGGTTCGTCGTGTTGCCCGCTCCCAGTGACGAGAAGCCGTTCACTCTTCGGCTTATCTATGCCCTAAAACCCATGCGTGATGCCACCGGTATGGCGGAATATCAGTTCAACGAACTGGAGGACGCGATCTATCACAGCGCGCTACAGGAACTGCTAGTCGTACCTAGTCAAGCGTGGAAGGATTACGAGTTGGCGGCATACCACGCCAAGCAGTATACATACTGCGTGACTGAAAGACGCGCTCGTGCTAACATCGGAAACATGCGAGGGACTATGCGCGTCCAAATGGTACCCTTTGGTTGACGGAGTTAGCAGATGGCGGTTAAACTCAAGAACAATGCTAGGGGGTTCCTCAGTGTCGCTATCGCTGCGAACACCACCCAGATTGTTCTGACTACCGGCACGGGCGCATCGTTTCCGGTGCTCTCCGCTGGTGATAACTTCTCCGCCACCGTAGTGTCTGCGGATGGTCTTTTTGAGATCGTAAACGTCACAGCGCGTTCTGGAGATATCCTCACTGTCGCGCGTGGTGCTGAGAGTACGGTAGCCAAATCGTTCGATGTAGGCAGTCTCGTAGAACTCCGGGTCACCGTCGGCAACATTGCCGCGAATATCGTCGACGAGAAGCTGTTCCGGGATTACCGTCCCGGTGACGCCCCTAACAACTTCACCCTTACGGGTGGCGCGGTAACAACCAGCCTTAACGGTAACGTCTATCGCTTTCAGGGGGCCGGTACGGCCTACATGATCGACAGCGTCCCGCTGGAGCCGAGCCAGACCTACACATTCCGGGTTGCGTACCAGCGGTTCAAAGATAGCGGCGATCCTGCCAATGATGGTATTACCGCTGGTATCGACTGGTACAACGGCTTCGGCAACAAGATTGGCCAGACGGTTGTTCACTCGGACAACACGCTGCTGGTCAGTTCGCTTCTGCGCCAGTTTGAGTACTCGCTTGGGTTCCCCGGCGGGAACGTGTTCGATGTCTATATCCCAACGTCTGCGCGCTACGGTATCTCATGGTACCGCACTTTTGGTGCAGGTTGTGAGACTGATCTGGTAGTAGTCGGGCTGCGGGAAACACCGACGCCGACAGCACTGGTCGTGTCGGCTGCGGACCTCGTTGTTCCAAACAACTTCCAGTGGCCAGCAGGCAGCATCCCTACGGGCGCGGGTCTCGCAGACTCGTACACTGTTGCGCGTACCTTCTATGTTACCATGAGCGGCAATAACGCCAACGCTGGGACAAGCCTTGCCGTACCGTTCGCCACCATTGGTGCGGGTCTTGCGGCGGCGGCTGCTACAGGTCAGTCGTGCGCGGTCATCGTGCACCCGGGCGAGTATATCGTGCAGCCCGACACGGTCATCCCGATAAACTGCACCCTGTATGGGTATGATTTGCGCGTGACCAAGTTGCGACTACCGAATGGTCTGAGCCAGAACAATATGTTCCGCCTGACCAGCGGGTGCAAGGTGCGCGGTTTCACGTTCACTGGCCTTCAGCATGAAAGCCCACCGGATTATGCCACGACGACGCTGGGTATGGCGGCTGTCGCCGCGTATGGGTACTTCACGGTTGCGACAGTGCTCTACCGCAAGGTCAATGGAGCACTCACTGTAGCAGGGCACGACTACCCTCCGGAGAAGGGGTTTGCGTTCGTGTTCAACCCGGGTGCGTTCATTACCCGGTCGCCGTACATCTCTGACTGCTCGATGCTGCATGACTTCACTTACGACCAGATGACGCTGCCGATTGACCGCACAACAGGTAACCCGCTCATGCCGCGCGGCGGGGGCAATCTGCGCGCTGATGGGTCTGTGCTGGCCCCCTCGTCTGTTCTACGGTCCGTCGTCGTCGACTCGTTCACCGCGATCAACCCCAACGGTTATGCCTACCTAATGGTGCGCAATGCCTTCGTGCAGTTGGTGTCGGTGTTCTCGAACTGGAGCCGGTACGGCCTGTGGTGCCATGACGGCGGGCAGGTCACTGTCGCTAACTCCAACTCCACCTTCGGCGACTACGCACTGGTCTCGACTGGGTTCCGTTATACGATTCAGATCGCCGATCCCGTCGGCCAACCGCGCGGCGTCTATGTAGCAGCGGCTGACGCTGTCGCTGAGCAGCGGTCTATCATTGTAGAGGAAGTTTACGCACTCCTCGCGGATGAGTTCGTCGAGGTGCAGAACTTCACCGAAGAGCAGGAAGCGTTCACACGGCAAGACCTTAACACACTGCTGCGTGAACTTTCGGACGATCTTCGCTCTGGTCAAGATCGCGGGTCGCAGTTCTTTGTCAAAGGTCTTTTCGATTGGAACGCGCAGTACTTTTTTGCATCGAGTCTGCTGCCGATCTTTCTTGCTAGCTACGACTACACCTTCGACCGCATCATGGCCCGCTGCTCTCTGACTAGCCCTGCGGAGGCCATGCTGACTTCGCTGATTGCACTCATCAAGACTAACGTCGCGACCCCGCCACAAGTTGGGTTCCCGTCTGTCGTCGAGGCTACTGGGCAGCAGTTCAGTTACGTCGGTTCCGGCGTGAACTTTAATTCACTACCGTACTCTCAGCGAGGTACCGGTCTGGCAGGTGATCCTGCGCTGGTTAACCTGAAGATCAACGGTGGACGTATCTACGCGACCTTCTCAACCGAACGGGGTGATACCTATCTCGGCGACGACCTCCGCGTGGATTTTGAACGTGGGACTGTTGAAGGTCAGGCGTTCTCGCGCGGTGTCCAGAACATCACACTTCCACTTATTCAGGCTCTCGGAGGCTGACACATGATCACGATTACTACTCCCCGTCCGCCACTGAACTTGTTCAATGTCAACCGCATTCAGGTGCCGTCGTTCTACACGACGATCTTGGATGTGCCGAACTACCTGATCCCGGTGAACGGCCCCAACCCGCAGCGCACGGTACAGGCGGTGGCTTTGCTTACGTCGCTGATCGTGGCGAACAACTCAAGCGCAACGATACAATTCTCGATGCAGGTGTTGGATGGCAGCAGCGTCACGTGGCGGATTCTAAATCAGATGGATATTCCGCCGAACGATTTTGCACTGATTGAACTAGGTAAGCAGAACCTACCCAGCGGCGACCGATTACAACTCAAGTGCGAAAACTTCCAAGGTGCTGTTGCTAGTCTGTCCTATGTGCTAAACCAGCGCGAGGAGTTCGTCACACTATGAGCAGCGTGAAGTTCGCCTCCGGGCGTGAGCGTTCAGCCGGACAGTCGTTGCGGTACGCGACACCTATCGCCTTGTCTACGATTGGGTATGAGGGCGCGGTCGTGGCTGGCGAAGACAACCTGATGCACTACAGCACAGGCGCAGCATGGGTGGCACTGGCCCCGGTGCTGTCCACCCTCATCGACGCCGGTAATGCGGAAACGAATTACACTGGCGGTGCTCGTATCGATCTTGGGAGTGCGCAGCCGTGACCATTAGCGCGTCGATCTTTCAGCTTTCTTTGCGCGGTGATACACTTGCGCGATGGACCTCGTTTAACCCGGTCCTCGCCAACCGCGAGATGGTGCTGGAGACGGATACTAATAAGTTCAAGATCGGCAATGGCGTCACGGCATATCTGAGCCTGCCCTATGGCGGCATCGTCGGCCCCACTGGCCCGCAGGGTACGTCAATCAATCTCAAAGGCACCGTTGCCACTGTTGGTAATCTCCCACCCACGGGTAACGTCGTCAACGACGCCTACATCGTCACGGCAGACGGCGACCTATATGTGTGGACCGGTTCCGCGTGGTCTAACGTCGGTCAAATCGTTGGGCCTATAGGTCCCACTGGCGCTGTCGGCCCGACTGGCGCTGTCGGCCCAACGGGTAGCACTGGCCTAACCGGACCCACGGGCGCGACTGGCCCTGCTGGCGACGTAGGAAACTTCGGCCCGACCGGTCCGACCGGTAGCCTTGGAAGTACTGGTCCAACAGGTCCTACCGGCCCGCAGGGTGATGCTTCAACTGTTCCGGGTCCCGGGGGACCCACTGGCCCCCAAGGTAGTGCCTCTACTGTAGCTGGTCCAACAGGTCCCACTGGTCCGCAGGGTATCCCCGGCGACGTGGGTAATCTTGGTCCCACTGGTCCTACAGGCGCGGCTAGCACTACCGCTGGCCCGACCGGGCCGCAGGGTGCTGGTGGTCCCACTGGTCCAACGGGTACCGCTGGCCCCACTGGTACAAACAGCATTATCTACACCGATGTAAAAACAAGCGCGTTCACCGCGTCGTCTGGTCAAGGTGTGCAAACAAACACATCTGGTGGGGCGTTTGCTGTTACGCTCCCGGCCACGCCCCCGACCGGCGCACTGGTGGTTGTTACCGACGCTAACGATTCATGGGCGACTAACAACCTCACTGTCATTCGCAACGGTTCGACCATTGAGGGATTGGCAGAAGACCTCACCTGCGACATTTCGGGGATAAGTGTTGAGCTTATATACACTGGAACAACGTGGCAGGTGTACGCTCAGGTTGGTGCAAACAACACCAATGTCCTAACGGCGGCTGCGATTGGCGTAACCGTACAGGGTTATGATGCCGATCTCCAAGCCGTTGGCGCACTGACAGGAACATCCGGTCTACTTCAAAAGACCGCCGCCAATACGTGGACGTTGAACACCACAACCTTTGCCCCGCTTGCCTCTCCGACATTCAGCGGCACCGTCTCGGATGGCTTGGGCAAGCTCCGTGCTATCCCGCAAACAGGCGCTGCCAAGACTGGCAGCTATACGTTGACCACAGGTGATGTGGGTACGTTCGTCAACGTCGGTACCGGCGGTAGCGTGACGATCCCGGATGCTACGTTTGCTGCTGGTGATGCTATTTCGATCTATAATGATACGACAGGCAACATCACTATCACCTGCTCGATCACGACTGCTTACATCGGTGGAACTAATACAGATAAAGCTACAATGACGTTGGCTACCCGTGGCGTAGCCACGATCCTGTTTATCAGCGGAACGGTCTGCGTCGTCTCTGGAAATGTCACCTAATGTCGGGCATTATGTTAGCCTTGCTCGGTGGGGCCAGTGCGCCACCCGCATTGCCGGGACAGCAGGCTTTCACAACTAATGGCACGTTTTCGTGGGTCGCCCCCGCTGGTGTGACTAGCGTATGCGTGGTTTGTGTCGGGGGCGGAGGTGGTTGGGGCGGCGGTAATCCAAGTTATCCGTGCGGCGGAGGTGCCGGTCTTGCGTACAAAAACAACATCGCTGTAACACCCGGCGTATCTTATACTGTAGTGGTCGGTATTGCTGGTTTGTCACAAGGAAGTGGGGGTAATAGCAGTTTTAATAACGGGGTGATAACTGTTACTGCGACCGGTGGACAAGGTGGCCTTCAGGGCCGTGCGGGGGGGTCTTTTTCTGACATTTATGATGGCGGAGGCACCGGAGGCACCGGAGGCCGCAGTAACTTTAACGGAAGTAGCCGAACTACTATTGGCGGCGGCGGCGGTGCGGGCGGTTATGCTGGAACTGGGGGCGTCGGGGCCGACGTTGTTTCTGGCACTACTACGGGGACGGGAGGGACTGGAGGTGCAGGAGGCGGCGGCGGACGTGGTTATCCGGGCGGAGGCGTGGGTCTGTTGGGTCAGGGTACCAGTGGGGGTGCGGCCACTGATAACCCCGGCGTTGCCGGTTCAGGAGGTTCTGGTAGCCTCTATGGCGGCGGCGCAGATGCTTGGGCTGGTGTTGCTGGTGTTGGTGCTGTCCGCATCATCTGGGGCGCAGGACGCGCCTTCCCTTCAACTAATACGGGGAACCTCTAATGGCTAATCTCTCTAACATCATCACTCCGTCGAACGTCCTTACAGCGACGAACACGCAGACGATTGCAAACAAAACGATCTCATTCTCTAGCAACACGCTGACGGGGGTGGCTCCTCTTGTGTCTCCGACGTTTACCGGCACGGTCGCGCTGCCTTCCGGTACTTCACTAACAGCCCCTGTTCTCGCCGGGGCAGTCTCTACTACTGGGTCGGTGCGTCAGACGGCGACGGCGGTAGCCGCGCTTGATGTTGATTGTTCTGCTAGCAACTACTTCACCAAGACGATTGCAGCAACCAGCACCTTCACGTTCAGCAATCCTCCGACCAGCGGCACGGCTTACGCCTTCACGCTTGAGGTCGTTCACACTAGCGGCACGATCACATGGCCTGCCGCTGTAAAATGGCCCGGTAATACCGCTCCGACGCTGACGACCAGCAGAACGCACCTGATTACGTTCGTGACCGATAACGCTGGCACGACTTGGTACGGCGCTCCGCAAGTCAACTATCAGGTATAAACCAATGGACAGCGTATCTCGCGCATTGCTGATGGCGGGCGGCGGCGGTGAACCTGTTGTGCCACCCGGTCAGCAGGCTTACACAACGGCGGGAACTTACACGTGGGTCGCTCCTGCCAATGTGACTAGCGTTTCCGTGGTGTGTGTAGGTGCGGGCGGAGCCGGTAGCGGCTACCCCATGCAAGGCAGCGGTGCTGGTTTGGGTTGGAAAAACAATATTCCAGTAACTCCGGGAAGTTCTTATACTGTTACTGTGGGTTCGGTGCCTGCATTTCAGTTTGCTGCAACAGTAAGTGGGGCGTCTTCGTTTATAAACAACAGCACCGTTAGCGGCGGTGGCGGCGCGAACTTGGCTAATTTTGGGAGTAGTCCCTCTCCGGGAGGGACATTCGTCGGCGACGGCGGTGGAAATGGGGGCAATTCTCTTAACGGAGGTAACTACGCTGGCGGTGGCGGTGCTGGGGGCTACTCGGGCAACGGCGGGATTGGCAGTGCAGCCTCCAGTTCTCCATCAGCAGGCGGGAATGGGTCTGGCGGAGGCGGCGGAGGCGGGTCTGGCGCGCGTAACGTCACTGGCGGCGGGATTGGCGGCGGGCAGGGCGGAGGTGTTGGGCTTTTGGGTCAGGGTGCGAACGGCTCAGGTGGTCCTGCACAAACCATTCAAGATGGCAATGGATTGGACGGCACTGCCGGGAGTGGGGGAACAGGTAAAACGCACGGCGGAGGTAGTTCTGCGGTAGATAACCAATTAGGTGCAGGCGCTGTCCGTATCATCTGGCCCGGTACAACACGATTTTTCCCATCAACCAACACAGGTAACCTTTGATGACTATGTTCATTCAACTCGTTGATGGCCAGCCTGTTGGCCATGCTATCGTAGAAGACAACTTCCGCGCGCTGTTCCCGAACACCAGCTTCTCTTGGCCGTTCGTCCCAGAAGACATCGAGCCGCTGGGCTTCGGCCTGTATGACTTCAGCAACCAACCTGATCTCGCCACGTTTGAAAAGGCCGTCGAAGTTACGCCGGTCAAGGACGAGTATGGCCGCTGGCGGCAGACGTGGGCGGTCCAACCTATGGCCTTAGGCGAAGTTGTCGCCCGCACTGAGCAGGAATGGACCGCTGTACGCAATCTGCGCGGTTGGAAGCTGGCCAGCACGGATTGGACGCAGATTGCCGACGCCCCACTAACTAGCGAGCAGCGAGTTGCATGGTCCGCCTATCGCCAAGACCTGCGCGACGTGCCAAACACGCAGACCGACCCATTTAATATCACTTGGCCAACCTCGCCGTTGTGATCTAACATGGGTGGCAACTCGGGCGGAGGCACCCCATGAAGATCGCAATCTACGCTATCAGTAAGAACGAAGAAGAGTTTATCGAGCGTTTCTGCGCGTCCGCGCAGGACGCCGACCTCATCATGATTGCCGACACCGGCAGCACAGATGATACCGTTGCTAAAGCCCGTGAACATGGCGCTGTGGTACACGACATCTGCATCACCCCTTGGCGGTTTGATAAAGCGCGTGATGCTGCGTTGGCGCTGGTGCCCCGTGATATTGATGTGTGCATCAGCCTCGACCTCGATGAGGTGATGGAGCCGGGATGGCGTGAGGAGATCGAACGTGTCTGGAAAGAAAACACGACGCGGCTGCGGTACAAGTTCGACTGGGGTAGCGGCATCAGTTTCTACTATGAAAAAATCCATGCGCGCCATGGCTATCACTGGCACCATCCATGTCATGAGTACCCGCGTCCCGATAGTCGCATCAAAGAAGTCTATGCACACACCGATGTGTTGCTGGTCAGCCATCATCCCGACCCTAGCAAAAGCCGAGGGCAGTACCTCGATCTGCTAGAGTTGTCGGTAAAAGAGGACCCGGCCTGCCCGCGCAACGCCTTCTACTACGCCCGCGAACTGACGTTCTACAACCAGTGGGTGGACGCTATCGTTGCGCTGCTGAAGTACCTCGATAATCCGCAGGCGAACTGGGCGAATGAGCGGTGCTATGCGATGCGGTTACTGGGGCAATCATATGCCAAACTGGGGCAGCAGGACACAGCGCGCAAGTGGTACCGGAAGGCCACCGTCGAAGCACCGAACACACGCGAACCTTGGGTTGAACTCGCCGATCTGGCGTACCAAGATCAGGACTGGCAGGCATGTTATGATGCTGCTGCACAGGCACTGGAGATCAAGGACAAAGCCTTGGTCTACACCATGGACCCGACCGTGTGGGGGGCAAAGCCCCATGATCTTATGGCCATTGCTGCATTCCACATTAACGAGTATAGTGGTGCCGTGGAGCAGGGCGAGTTGGCTTGTCAACTTGAACCTACTAACGAACGACTGAAGAATAACCTTGCCTTCTATCGGGCCAAGCTGGAGGCATAAAGCCGATGCCGATAACTCCGTCATCCACCATTGGGTTTGCATTGCGTGGCGATACGCTCGCGCGGTGGACGACGTTCAACCCGGTTCTTGCCGACCGCGAACTTGTGTTGGAGACAGATACTAATAAGTTCAAGGTTGGTAACGGGACTAGCGCCTACCTCGCCCTTCCATACGGCGGAGTCGTCGGTCCTACCGGCCCCGTGGGTACGAACGGTCCCACGGGACCTACGGGTGCAACTGGTCCTACCGGTGCACAAGGTGCTCAGGGCACGTCGATCAACCTCAAAGGAACTGTCGCTACCGTCGGCAACCTCCCTCCGACAGGTAATACTGTCAACGACGCCTACATCGTCACTGCCGATGGTGACCTCTATGTGTGGAGCGGTTCGGCATGGAATAACGTCGGACAGATCATCGGTCCTCCCGGCCCGACTGGTCCTGCCGGATCAGGTTCCACTGGGGGTATTGGCCCAACAGGTCCTACCGGCCCGCAGGGTACGGCTTCTACTGCTGCGGGGCCAACCGGTGCAACCGGTCCCCAAGGTGGAGGTCCCACTGGTGCCGCAGGTCCCACTGGACCCTCGGGTCCACAAGGTATATCTGGCGGCGGTCCAACGGGGCCGACAGGCGCACAGGGTGCAGCAAGTACGGTCGCTGGTCCGGCAGGTCCCACTGGTCCCGCTGGCGCTACTGGTCCTACAGGTGTGGGTCCTACTGGTCCCGCTGGCGCTGCCGGTGGTCCTACTGGTCCTACTGGTTCCGGCGGTGCAGGTCCTACCGGTCCTACAGGTGTAGGTCCTACAGGTCCTACTGGCCCTCAAGGTCCCGCTGGTGGTCCTACCGGTCCCACGGGTGCAGGCCCCACTGGTCCTACTGGTGCAGCTAGCACGGTCACTGGTCCGACAGGTCCAACAGGCGCGCAGGGTGTCACTGGTCCGACCGGCACGTCCGGCGCAACTAGCGTTTTCGCAAATGTATACCAGAATCCAACTGCGTTTTCGGAAAACACGGCATACGTTAATGTGTCAGGGCGAACTGCTTATGTTGTAATAGTAGTGGAAACGACGGTACCTGCCGGTCTTTTTGGTAATACCTACATACAGGTCACAACCCCCGGCGGGACATCTTACGCAATGGCCGCGAGGTTTCATCAGAACTCATCTGGGTCCCCGTTCAGCTATCCAATTACTCTTAGCGGAGTGGTCCCGTCCGGATGGTCAGTGCGATGGTCGCGCGAGGGTGCGGGTGTGTCTGGTCCGTCTGCTGGGCTGCTGTCGGTGTTCGCCTGATGCAGTCCAAACCTCTCTACGAATCTACCCGCGACTTACACCATGCGTGTGAGGCGCACCCACTGGGTCAAACCATGTCCAATGCCACAGTCTCAGATCAAGACTGGTGCGACTGGCTGGGTGTGCTGCATACACTCCATGTAGCCATTGACCCGTGGGTCCCGCCCTATGTGCAGGTAGCCGGGGAACTAACGCTCGACCTTATCGACATGCTGCCGCTGGTACCTACACCTGTGCAGGCAGCGAGACAGTTTGTAGCTACACTCACAACCCCCGAGCGTATCGGTGGCGCAGCCTATGTGCTGGTCGGCGCGCATCGTCGCGGTGGGCGTGTGATGGAGAAGCGGTTTGCCGAGGCAGGCCGAGAACTCCCGAAGCGGCACGTCCGCTTCCACAACCCGGCAGAGGCCGAAGCATTTGTGCAGGCACTTCGGCTTAAAGGTGCACTGACCGATGCGGCCAGAGGGACCTTTCAGTGTCTTCTCGATGCCATGGAAGAAATTGATACTCGCCGACAGGGAAAGTAGACTGTGGATCAGACGATTATCAACTGGCTATTTGCGGGTTTTGGAGCGTCCATCGGCTGGATTCTCAAAGTTATCTGGGATGCGATCCGCGACCTGAAGGACGATCTACGATCCATCGAAAAGGATTTGCCAGAAGTCTATGTACGTAAGGACGACTTCAAGGACGCGATCTCGGACATTAAGACCGACTTGCGCGACATACGCCATGATATGAAAGCTGGTTTCAAGCACGTCGATGACACACTGAACGTACTGTTCGAAAAGCTCAACAAGAAGGAAGACCGTAATGCCCGCTAAATATGTCGGCCCCCGGACCACTGAGCCTACAATGACGTTCAAAAAAGGCGGCATGGTGTTCAAGCCATGCGCGAAGTGCCCATCGCCAGCCAAGTGCAAAGCTGCTGGCAAGTGCCTGCTGAAAGCCAAGAGCAAGAAGTAATGCCCAATCAACACACTGATCTCGCGGCTATCGACGCCGAGCGGATCGCCGTGTGGGAAGCGTGTGGGCGCAATCAGCAGGCCACTGCCGACAAACTAAACTGTACTCGCAGTGCAATCCAAAAGGCCCTCAAGCGCACTTTTGGTGCTGACTTTGTGACTGCCAGTTTAGCGCATCAGGCAACAGTTGCTGAGCCTCTGCCGCCGTCGGACCTACCGTTTGGCGAGCGGCTGGCGACGATGAAGGCGCGCAACAGTCTGCGCATCAACCACGCCCGCGCGGCATCGTGGCAGACTGTGCGGGTGCCAATCTCCGGACCATACGGTATCTGTTGGTTCGGAGACCCGCACCTCGACGACCCGTTCTGCGACCTCGACAGTGTGGAGCGTCATGCCCGCATCTGCGCCGAGACCGAGGGCATGTACGGCGCGAATGGCGGCGATAGCATCAACAACTGGGTCGGTCGGCTGGAGCGACTATATGGCGAGCAGTCGGCCACGGTATCCGAAGGCTGGGAACTGGTCGAATGGCTGCTGAAAGACCTCGGCGTCCGGTGGCTGATTTGGTTGCTTGGCAACCATGATACGTGGAACACCGGCAAGCGCATCTTTGAGGGGCTGAATGCCAACCGGATTCTGATGCGCGACTGGGACGCCAAGCTAAAGCTGGTGTCGCCAGATAATTCAGACGCTACAGTTTGGGCGCGGCATAATTTTAAAGGCTCATCGATCTACAACGAACTGCACGGCCTTAAACGCGCGGCGATGATGGACGAACACGCGGACATTTACGCGGCGTTTCATATTCACACGTTTGCGACTGGCAACGTCGAGCTACCCGGCGGGCGCAGGGCCTGTCTGGTGCGAGCGCGTGGCTACAAAGATGCGGATGATTACGCCCTCAAAGGCCAGTTCACGGAGCAGCGCGACGGGCAGTCGGTGGTGACAGTCGTGACGCCACGCCCCGGCCAGCGCCCGCTGGTACAGGCGTTCGATAACGTCGAGATGGCGGCAGATTTCCTCACGTTCCTGCGGCAGAAGGAATAGCATATGAGCATCGTTCTAGGCCCGCGCTCGCTGTCCCGGTTGCAGGATGTTCACCCCGATCTAGTGCGTGTCGTAAAGCGCGCGGCGGTCATGTCCGATCTGGACTTCACGGTGCTAGAGGGACGGCGGACGCTGGCGCGGCAACAGGTGCTGATGAAGAACGGTGCCACCAAGACGCTGAACTCGCGTCACCTGACTGGCCACGCTGTCGATCTTGCGCCAATGGTAGGCGATGGCGTATCTTGGGACTGGCCTCTGTATCACCGGCTGGCTAAGATCATAAAGGCCGCTGCTTTGGCCGAGAGTGTCCCGCTCGTTTGGGGCGGCGACTGGCGAACTTTCAAGGACGGCCCGCACTGGGAATTGCCTTGGAAGTTATACCCGAAAGGAACTTAAACATGTCTATCGTAAACTTCGTTCTGAACCGCTTGAAAGAACCATCGACCTACGCGGGCCTATCGGGTCTGGCGCTGGCGCTCGGCGTCTCCAGTGATCTCTATGCTGCTGCGGCTTCAGCCATTGCTGCCGTCGCTGGCTTGATTGCTATCGTCTTGGCAGACCACGCCGAGTGATCCGGCTCCTGTCGTCTCTGTTGGCTCTGATCGAACGGGCATTCGCGTATTTTGACCGTGAGCATTGGATAAAGCAGGGACGGCAGGAAGTCATAAAGGAGACGGCTGATGTTGTGGAAAGCAAGATTGAACTGGCCGATGCGACTGTCGCTGTGTCTGATCCTGCCCGTGATGAGCGGCTGCGCAACCGCTTTGACCGGACTCGTACCACTCGATAGCTATTGTGCTATCGCCCAACCACTGGGGTACGACGGCATCAGAGACACACCGGAGACGGTAGCGGTAATCGAGGCGCACAACTCTAAGTGGGTGTGTCTGTGCGATTCAGACTGTCCCCAGAAGGGAACTTAGGTTAAGGTAATACCATGGCTGGCGTCAAGATCACAACCTTCCTCGGCATTGCGCCGAAGGTATCTCCGGAGTTGCTGCCGGATACTGCCAGTCAGATTGCCAACAACTGTAAGCTCTACTCGGGTGATCTGATCCCGTACCCGCAACCCGTGATCACCGACAACTGCGGGCGTACTGGCGTAATCCGGACTCTCTACGCCTTGCGTGATAGCGGAGGGGCCTACAAGTGGTTGTCATGGTTGACCGATGTGAACATCGCTATCGTGACCGCGTCTGAACTGGACGACCAACGGTTCTACTACACAGGAGACGGCGTCCCGAAGGTGAGCAACTATCTGCTGGCTACCACGGGTGTCGGTGCCTATCCCATTGGGTACTACGACCTCGGCCTACCGCTTCCGACTGAGAAGCTGACAACAGAAGTGACTGAGTTTGCCACCGAGACTACGGTGAGCTACGCGCGTGATGTCAACAACACGGCCACGATTGTAACGACTACCCCTCACGGTCTGCGTGACGGTGCGAGCGTCACGATCACGGGCTTCACGTTCATGGGCGGGACGTACTCTCAGTCGTCCTCGACTGTCACAATCAGCATCAGTGGCCATGGCCTATCAGACGGCGCGTCTGTCACCCTAGAGTTTACATCTGGCGGCAACGCCGGAGACAACCCACGTCCGGCAAACGGCAGCTACGTTATCTCGGGTGTAACCTCGGGGACCTTCACCATCACGGTCCCAACAATCGAGAGTCTGACCGGCGGCGTCCGCATGGACATCCGTACCTTCAACGCGACAAGCACCGCGATCACAGTGGTGGACGACACGTCGTTCACCTACTTCAGCCCCGGACCCAGAGTCACGACGACGACCAACTACTCAGGTCGGGTCGACTTAGGTAGCCCTCCGCAGTCGCGCTCGTATGTTTTCACATGGATGACGCCATGGGACGAGGAGTCAATTGCGTCCGACCCCTCTACTGATATCTACGTCAAGGATGGGGTGATCGTCACGATCCCTGACCTACCCACTGCGAAGCCGGAGGGGAACAACTTCGTCCGTGGTGTTCGACTGTATCGCACTCTCGCTACAGCGGGGGATGCGGAGTACTTCCGGCTCAAGACCCTGTGGTTCCCTACGGCGCTGACCTTGGTGCAGCGCACAGCGAACGTATCGCGAGTGACGCTGGTCTTCCCGCACAATCTCGGCATCGAAGATCGGTTCAAGATTTCAGGCTGCTCACAGGCGTCGTTCGATATCTCCGGTGGTATCGTGACTGACATCGTCGACGACTACACGTTTGAGTATGCGCAGACGGCGGCGAATGTTGCCAGCACAACCGTGGCCGCAGGCACCATGTTCATGGATGTGAGCGAGGACCAGACTACAGACACGGCGCGCTACTGGGGCGACGGTGGTAACTATGCTTTCATCGACGACTTCGATCCACTGAACTTGGCCGACGTGCTCGCGTCCGATGAGTATGATGCACCACCGAACGACTTGCAGGGGGTGATCGCTGCACAGAATAATATCCTCGTCGGCTTTGTGGGTAACAAGCTGTATCTCTCGGAACCCGGGAGGCCCCACGCATGGCCGCAGCTTTATGCCAAGACGTTTGAGTACAACATCGTAGGGCTTGCGCTGACCAATGGCTCGATCCTCGTTCTGACTGAGGGCTACCCGTACGTCTTACAAGGCAACGACCCAGCGGTCATAACTGTCCAGCGTGTCGATGTTCTGTACCCTTGCCTCAACCGCAAGGGTATCGTCTCCATGAACTATGGAGTTATCTGGCCGTCTCATGATGGCATGGCTGTGTATTCTACCGGTGGCGGTCCGATGCTCGCAACCAAGACGAACTTCAACAATGATACATGGAGCGAGGAGCTTGACCCCTCTACCGTTGTCGGCGCGTTCTACGGTGATGCTTATCTAGCTTCGCACTCTACGGGAGGGTTCACTTTCGAACCAGTTCCATCGGTAGGAGGGCAGTATGTCAACCTAGACTACAGCTTCTCTGCCTCTTGGTACGACCCTGTAGCTGGACATCTGTTCTACGTCGACGGCAGCGACGGAGACATCTATCAGTGGGATGATCTAACACAGCCGCCGTCTGTACAGACTTGGAAGTCTAAGGTCATCAAGACCAAGGACATGTTGAACCTCGGTGCCGCTCGGGTAATCGCCGACTACACATCTATCACCACGCTGTGGAATGCTGCCACACAGCAGTGGCAGAGCGAGACGATGCTGTGGTCTGCGGGGGATGAAGTCACGTTCAAACTCTGGGTCGACAAGGCGCTTATCTACGAGTCTTCGCTGAACAGCGGCACTGTGTTCCGCCTCCCTACGGGGTATCGCTCGGATACCTTCGAAGTGAGTGTGGAAGGTACAGTCCGTATCCGTGCTATCCACCTCGCAGAGACCCCCACTGGGTTGAGGGAAGCATAGTGGCTAGGTTCACCGCAATCCCACAAATCCCGCAGACTGATGTCTCGCCGTGGCAGTACATCACCTTGTCGGCACTGAAAGAGAATGTCGAGCTACTCACTGGTACGCGCGGCGAAGTTGATGGTGCCAGTCGGGCACTAACCAAGGGGGGTGTTACTGTAACTGGTGCCCCGCCCCAGACTATGCAGCGGGTAACGGCACAAGGCGCAGGTTTTAGTGTTGGTAGTGGAGCGGTTCCTACGTTGGGCGACTACACTCTCCTTGTTAGTAATGTACAATCACTGGCGAATGATGTAGCATCTCTGCGGGCTACACTGAACGCGCTGATCACGCAGTTACGAGGGTAATATGGACAATCCGATCATGGCGATTCTGGACACTCAGCGCGGTAGTACCGCAGCGTCCACTACGTCACTCGACCTACCGCCCGCGCTGCTGAGTATCCTGTCTCAGCCCGCCTCAACTGCGGCTCCCGCTCCGGCGGCTCAACCCCCGATGACCTCGGTGGCCGGTCTGTCCAGCGGTATGGGTACCGTACCTCCGGGTGCCGCAGCAGGCCCACGACCACTCCCGGCGTATCAAGATGGTGGTATGATTGGCGCTGGTGGCACTCCAATGCCACCAACTGCTGGTGTCTCGCCGTCAACCCCGCAGGGTCCAATCGACCCCAAGGTTATGGACGCACAGACAGATCAGTTCGTGTCCCAGAACCCGCAGCAGGTTGAGGAAATCCGGCAGATGGTGCTACGCGCCATGCAGATCGGGGAACTGACCCCGCAAGAACTAAACATGATGGTGCAGTTGACTTCGGTTGCCGCTGGTAACCCGGATATGTACCCTCAGATCAGGCAGTTCGCGATTCAAAACGGTCTCGCCACTGAAGCTGATCTCCCTCAGGAGTACGATCCCGGTCTGATAGCTGTACTGCAACTCGTCGCCAAGTCTGTGCAGCAGGGCTTGGGCGGGCAGAACATGATGCAAGGCGGTAGCCCCGCCGCCATGCAGTCGATGAAAGAAGGCGGCGAAGTTGAGGGTAAAGAGGACGATGCCGTCCCCATCATGGCGCACGAAGGTGAGTACGTCATCCCCAAGAACGTCGTCCAGATGAAGGGCAAAGAGTTCTTCGATAACCTTGTTGAAAAGTACAAGGACGTATCGTGACCGACATCACTATCGAGATGCTTGTCCCCGCGCGTGTTGCCGAACTGTGGTCCTACCTCGAACCGTTGTTTGAAGAAGCTGCGGTGGGTAACGAGATCGCCAAGGACGAGATGGACGCGGCCTATGTACGGCGCGTTGCAGAGACAGGAGAAGCTGTCATCTTCTGTGGTATGATGGACAACAAACCAGTCTGCACTGTGGGTATTCAGTTCCACATGGCCAACGGCCACAAGGGTGCAGACCTCATCGCACTGGCAGGTAAGCACCTCATCGCATTCAAGCGTCGGTACTGGAAGTCTATCATCGAGTGGCTGAAGGCCAACGAGATTGAGTTCTTAGATGCCTATGTCCCTGCCGAACGGGCTATGCTATACACTAACAAGTTCGGGTTTGATAAGTCCTGTGCCTATATGCGAATGTCTCTGGGAGCGCACCGATGAGCAAGACACTTAAAATTATCGTCTCGGTTGCTGCAATGATCGCCATCCCCTACGCTGCGCCTTTCATCGCTGGAGCTATCGGTGTGTCGGGCACTATCGCCACCATCGCTATTGGTGCGGGTCTCGGTGCTGGTGTCAGCGCGGCTACTGGTGGTGACCCTCTCGTCGGGGCTATCACGGGTGGCATTGGTGCTGGTGCTGGTCCGCTCTTTGGTGCTGCAAAAGCCGCAGGTACGGCGGGCACAGCCGCAGGTACGGCGGGCACAGCCGCAGGTACGGCGGGCGCAGCAGGCTCTACGTTTGCTGGAGGAGCGAACGCCGCAACTAATCTCGGCAATCTCGGGACTATCGGTAGTAGTCTTGCCACTGCGGCACCAAGCGCGGTGCCGAGTGCGGCGGGCATCGGCGCTGGTATTGGTGGGATCAGTGCGGCCCTCCCTGCTGCGGCCTCCGCTGGCGGCGGGGGCTTGAGTGGTGCGTTAAGTAGTCTCGGTGCCACCGCTGGTAAGATCGTATCCAACCCAGTGTTTCAGAGTGTCGCGCCAAAGCTAGTAGGTGGTCTGGCTGCTTCTGGTGGCGTTGCCAACACGCTGACTGGTATCCAGATGGCAGAGCTTGAGAAAGCACGGGCACAGAACGAGAACTTGTACAACACTCGGCTCTCTGAATCGGTGGGTCTTCTTAATCAAGCTAAACAACTTGACCCCAACTACTTCGGGCGACAAGCCGCGCAGGCTGCTATTACTAAGGGTGGCATTCAAACTGCGGAGTCTACACGCGGTCTAACAGGTGAACGACTTTCCGCTGAGCGCCGCCGTGGGCGTCTGGATACTTCGCGTTCAGCGGGTTCCGCTTTCCAGCAGGGCTACGGCACCGGTTTAGAAAGCCAGTTGAAAGTGCGGCAAGCCGGTCTGGCGTCACTTCCCTCCGCGTTCCCTTCATCCACTGAGGAGGCGAGTCGGATTTCTGGGCTGAGTAAGCAGGCTGAGGAAGCCAAGCGCCAGCAAGCCGCCGATATCGCGAAGCTGTTTGGGTCCGTCATCGGTGGGTTCCAGTCTGCACCCAGCGCCACCGGCTAAGATTAGGTAGGAGCCTACATGTCTCTGGGATCATTTCTCGCTACCGCAGGTGCAGGCGTTACGTCGTTCGACGAAGCGAAGCAAGCCGCACGTCTGGATCGCCAGAACCAACTGGCTATCGAGGCACAGAACCGCGAAGCGCGGAAGATGAAGGAACTGGAGGCTGAGGCTTCCAATCTTATCGGCCAGCAGATTGTCCCCGGGTTGACACCTCCCGGTGGTGTAATGCCCACAGCCCCTGCTGCTACTTCGGCTGGTGTGCAGCTTCCCGCTACTGGTCTGCCTGTCTTGCGGACCACACCCGCAGCCGTGGCTCCTGTGGTTAAGCCCGCAGCCGTGGTTAAAGCTGCTGCAACTCCCCCCGTGCCCCCTGCGGTTAAGCCCGCAGCCGTGGTTAAAGCTGCTGCGGTTGCCGCCCCAAAGACGGGCGACCGGCTAGGCGAAGGTGTAGCTGGGTTCCGCCGGATTGATCCTAATGCATCAGATGTGACGCAGGGCCGCATCCGAACTCAAAATGAGGCGACACTAAATAATCGACTGTCTGGTCTGGTGATAGAAGCCAACGTCCCGGGTAGTACTTTCCGTAAACCGTTTGCAACGCAGACCGAGAAGCGCCAGATGGAAGCGGGTGATACCGCTGCCCAGTGGTATAAGTCCCCTGCCGCCAACAAGTACTTCCGGGCCAACCCTGAGATGTTGGCTTCTGCCGAAGCAAACCCAGTTGCGTTCTACAAGGAAGTTACCAAGGCGAAGGTCGCGCCAGCGGCGAAGGCAGCAGCGCGGGCACCCGCCGCTGGTGTGCAGACACCGGCAACGAAGAAGGCCCAGCAGCAGGCTGTAACTGAACAGGTGACGACGCAGGTCAATCAGGAAGCACCCGTAGCCTCGGTCTCGGCCCCAACTCCTGAAGCTCAGGCACAGGCCAGTCAGAATCCTGTCGAGTGGTATCTCGGAAACCCGCAGGCAATCTCTCCTGAGATGCAGAACGCCATGACGAAGCGGGAGCAACTTGCACGTCTCGCGATGATCTATGCGCGGGCACGGTCGCCAGCCGACAGCGCCAAGTTCTTTGAGTTGAAGGGCGTCATCGACCAGATCGACAATAACATGGCCGTGATGCAGGGCACTCAAGGTATCCTTGAGTTCGGGTCGTTGAATGACCCACGTCGGTTGAATGCAATCATGACCCACTACATGGGCGTACCTGTGGCGGTGCAGCCACGGGATGATGGTAAGTTCAACATCGTCCGACTTGATACCGGCGACAAGACCACGACGATTGCTAGGGACCTGTCCCGAGATGATGTGGTTGGCCGCGCCCGCGCTATGTTCGACACGGCGTGGCGCACCAGCCGCGAAGCGGCAATCGCTGCGCAGTCGGCGAAGATATTTGATTACAATCTCGACATCAGCAAAGAACAGTTCAAGGGTAATATTAAGTCATCGCAAGACGCAGCAAATCAACTGGCAACATCTATCCGAACACTTGCTGTGACTGAGATGCAGGGTAATACACAGCGAGCTTTGGAGAGTATGAAGCAGCGTGGAGTCGATGTCAGGGTGATGGGCGAAGGCGCAATCATTACTGACAAGGCGACAGGTCAGGCTTTCTACTATAACCCCACAGGGCAAACCGTTACGATTGGTGACAAGGAAGTCACGCGGTACGGGGCAGTCCCCGTTGAAGGAATGGGAGGTGCGGGGCTTACTACCCCGGGTACCTTTCAACCCTAGCGCCACGCGCTTCAAGGAACCGGGTACGCCTGTCGCCAATGGCGGGGCTGTCATCAAGCAGTTGTTCCCGGGCGCTCGCATTACACAGACTACTCGTGCAGCAGGTAGTGCGCTGGGTCAGAAGAACCCAGACTCGTACCACGTCAAGACCGCTGCCGCCGTGGACATTGCGCCTATCCCGGGCATGACGTTCGCGGACTACGTTGGGTCTATACAACAAGCAGGGTACCGGGTTATTGAAGGGCGGGACGAAGTCAACGACCCCGTCAGCTATGCTACTGGTCCCCATTGGCACGTCGTGATTGGTAGAGGGTAGAGAACTCATGGCACCTAAAGCCGGTCTGAGCTACAATAACGACCCCTTCCTCACTGGCGCGGTCTCTGGAGTATCGGCTGATCCATTTCTACCTACAGCACCATCCATGCCAGCCAGTAGTCCCACTGGTGTAGGAAGTCTCGGGTCTTCGGCTGCTGATCAGGCTGCTCTTGCTGGTGGATTTCTCTCCCGGTCGCGAGCGTCCCTCGCTGATCTCATGGCCCCACCACAGCGAGCGCCTACGCCTGTCATCGGTGTCAGTGCAACGGGAGATGAACTCTATGTGCAGGGTCGTCGCTTCACTGCCGATGATGCCCAAGCTGCGCTTGAGGCTGAGGCCACACTGAGTGGCGCTCCGGTCGGTCAGCTTCCTGCGGGGTTCCGGCAGCTAGACCCGGGCACCTACGCACAATATACTCAGATCATCCGGAACCCCAGCCGTGGTGAGTTGCTCAAGCAAGGGTTCGGGCGAGGCATCGACTCCCTTCAGATGCTCGCCGGTCGTGGTGCCCAGCTTCTCGGTGCCGAAAAGTTCGGTGGTAATGTCGTCGCGCAGCAGGTCGAAGACCTCCGCAAGACTGAGCCTTACGCGCGTCAGTTCACCGACATCCAGAGCGGAGATGATGCCATCGACTGGTTCGTCGCTACGCTGGGCGAGCAGGGTCCCATGCTGCTGGAGTCCGTGGGTGCCGGTCTTGCCGGTGCCGTAGCTGGTGGTTTCACTGGTGGTCCGCTGGCTGCTGCTGGTGGTGCTGTCGCTGGCCTTGTCGGTAAGACCGCGTGGAAGAACTCTGTGCTCGCGGCTGCGCGCAAGCGAGCGGCTGGTGAAGTCCTCGACGAAGCCCAGAGTAAGCTGCTGCGGAATGCTGCGGCAATCACGGGTGCGACGGCTGCGAATGTCGCCAACAGTATGGCCCTTGGGGCTTCAGACATCTACGGAGAACTCAGGGATCAGGGTGCTGATGCTGACGATGTGGGTGCCCGACTGACGGCTGTTGCCGGGTCGCTGCCGTATGCCTTTCTCGATTTGCTGCCTGAGTTCGCTCTCGCCAGCCGCCTCTTCGGTGCCGGTGGTCGCGCAGCCATTGCTGCTGGTACGTCCCTGCCCCGTCGTGGTGCTGAACTCCTTCGTCGCGTGGGTACGGGTACCGCCGTTGGCGGTGCTGCTGAAGGTGCCACAGAGGCAGGTCAGGAGGCT